ATAGACGATCGTCCCATCACTCAGCCCGGTGATGGAGAAGGATTTGGAGGTACCGTCAATCGTCGTTACGGCGTTCCAATTCACCTCGTCCGTCGAGACCTGGACGTTGTAGTGTCCGCCGTCGACCACCAAGCCATCGGGTGTCGGTGTGGATGTGGTGCCCGCGCCGGTGGCAGTGGAGACGGTCGGCGGAGTCCAAGTCACCAGGATTGCCGGCGTGGAGATGCCCACCGAGGTCGTAACCATTGTGGCCGAACCGGATTCAGCCACTAGGTTCGTTACCGGGGCGCACAGCGATGCCGTCGGCGCGGATTGCGACATGCCCGTGGGGGTGTTGGCGAGCTCATCGGTGATGACCGTGGTGCCCTGGCTCACATCGTTCAGCAGCACGGTGCTGACGGCAGCGTATCCGGCTGGCGATCCGGCCGCGATCACGTCGGCGGCTGTGATGTTGACGCACCACTCGTAGATGCTCGGGTCTGTCTCCTGGATACCGATCTTGTAGGTTGGGGCGCTGATCTTGTCACCGCTGGTCCCGGCCTCGAGGGAGGCACTGACAACAGTGAACAGCTTTTGTGTCCAGCCATAGCGGGGATAATCAAATGCGATGTTATCTACGGGCGTGATGTTGTAGTTCTCGAGCGACAACGTCAGCGAACCCGTACCCTGCCAGCGGTTGCGCCGCAGCATGATCTTGGAGAGGCGCTGGCAGCAGGCGTGGGAGATAGTGAGCGGGTAGTTGACGTTCTGGATGTACTCCACGCCGCGATCCTGCGTCAGCCACTGGTTGGTGCCGTAGTTGCGCGCCGGATTCTCCAGATACGGAACCATGTCCGTCTTCTTCCACTGCGCGTTGAAGTTCTGGAACAGGCTCGTGTTCTGATAGACGTCGATGTTTGGACCCATCGTTGTCGTGAAGGCGGCCGGCGAGATGAACTGCGCCCGGACCTCGTTGAAGAGCTCCCGCGCTTTCTTCTTCGGGCTGTAGCTCATGGGCGCGACCATGGAGCTCGCGGTCAACACGCTCGCAGGCGTGCCGTACCAGACGCCCGGAAAGATGTTCCACTGTCCGCCGATATAGCTGAGGCTGCCGGCCATCGCCGAGAGCATGTTGCTGATCACTTCGCCGGAGGCCTGGCTGGAATCGATGCAGCCGTTGATCTCAAACTGGTTTTCGACCGTGACGGTATAGCTGTTAGGGGCATCGGCACCATCGACACCCTGGTAATTCATGGTTTGCGGGTTCTGCAGCAAGATCTGCTCGTCGCAGATGTTGGCCGCCGCGACCAGCTGCTCCATGTTGATGTCGGCCCACAGGAAGCCCGCGCCAAACTTGGTGTTGGTGAGGTAGTAGGCCAGAATCAGCGCCGCATTCGCCGTGTAGATCAGGTAGGCCGGGTTGGTTGGGTTGGCCCCTGGAGTGGTGTCCAGCCGCGGATCGTAGATCTGATTGCAACCGTGCACATCCTGGGTCACGGTCGGAGGGCTTCCGGCCCAGTTGGCATTCCACCAATAGCGCAGGATGCTATAGGCCGTATCCTTCAGGACCGCGGTGGATCCCCAGTGCGGGACGCCCCCGTTGTGGAAGCAGTTGGCCATGTAAAACGGGTCTGCTTCGGTCTGGGTGCCATCGTATCGTGCCATCCAGAAACGAGAGTTGCCGTCATAGTAGAAGTTCGAGTATTGCTGCCAGTTCAGGTCGGTGGCTTGAATATTCTGGGTATTGCCGGGGAGACCCGTATTGTTGATGTTGGCGGACCCTGCCAATCCCAGCGTGTTGCCCTCGAGGCCGTTGGTGCCCTCGATCATGAACGCCTCTTGGCCGTTCAGATAGATGTGATCGTAGCTTTCGAGGGGGTGGCAGGCATGGGCAATCACCTCCCACAGCCAGCGGTTGCTGGAACCGGATACGCTGCAGTCCACCTGCGCGCCGCCAATGCGTTGCCGCCCGAATACGGCGATCCAGTCACTCGCCGCCTTGCCGCGAACAGCGAAGCCCGTCCCCTCGCCGAAGCTCAGCTCCTCCGCGATCCCCGATATCGTCAAGTCAGCGCCAATGGCACCGGCCACGATAACCGCACCCTGCAGGATGGCCATCATCGTTGTGCCGACAAACCCTAGAAAGGGCGTAGCCGCACCTGCACTTAGAACTTCAGCAGTAACGGCCCCTGCGATAAGCGCTACTCCAATGATGATCTTCACGGCTAGGCAATCCTCCACGCGCGGGTGCAGTTGCCCCGTGCCTTGATGCGGGCCGTGCCGGTGTCATGGATCCCGATCGCATGGATGCCGTCGAAGTCCATGACCAGCAGGGCAGGCTGACCGCTTTGCGGGTTGAACAGGACATCCCCGCGCTGAGCGTAGACCACAGGGATCTCCGTGAAGCCATTGGCTGCGGCTATCTTGGCGAAATGGGTATCCAGGCCGCCCGCAGCCGCGTACTGTTTCGCCGCGCCCAGCTCCGTGCTGTAGGTTCCCCGCACGCCCTGCGCGATATCGATTCCGGTGATCGCCTTGATGTGATCGCTGACGAACATGGCGCAGTCGTTGGTCCCAAAGGCAAACGGTACCGTGGCCTTCGAGACCACGAACTTGTGCATGCTCTCCTGCCACTGGTAGTGGCGGGGATGGGTTGGGTGCGGGCGCGGCTGGACAAAGGTCGATTTCATTGTGCTCTCTTGCGGGAGGGTTCCCGGCGTGCGGATTAGGAGATCGTGTTGCCCCACAAGGCCACGTAGTCGGCCAGGTCGGCGGTGTACAGGAACCCCGTGTCTCCGGGGTAGAGTTCGGCCTGCTGAGCCTGTGTCCAGCGATAGGTTCGATCACGCTGCAGCTGGGTCAGCCGGTTCTCCACGTCAAGGGATATGGACGACAGACCACTGGCATCCTCCTTTATGGTTATCCCGTCTGTTTGACCGGCGAAGCTCACGATCGGAACGCCGATAACGTTGTTGCTGCCATCCAGCACGACGAACAGGATTTGAACATTGCCGCCTTGCGGTATGTCGGTCAGGGCCTCGGAGATGTTGGTGGGGTCAACACCATTCAGAGTGAGGGTTACACCCTGCGAAATCACGCTATTGGCCTCTGTAATGGCCGATATGTTGGTCAGCGAACCAAGGCCGAGATAAGTGTTTCCGTTGTAGACAACGGTGCCGTATCCGGTCCAGGCGTAGACCATGCCGCTGAGGGTTTCAATGCTCACCAGCGTGCCCATGCGGAGATTGCCGGTTGCCATCAGCGCTAAGACGGTGGGGTCGATGCCTCTGGGCATTAGAGCGCCTCCATGGCCTGCAGGGTGGGGAAGGTATACAGCGCTTTTACCGAGTAGCTCCACTCGCGGTCGGGCTTCGCCAGCCGGAAGAGTCCCTGCGTGTTGGTGGTGATAATAGGGGTACCGGCGGCGGGAGTGTCGCGGAGCTGGGGGAAGATCGAAAGGGTGGCTCCGCCCGTGCCGTTGGAGTTGACCGCCTCGAGGATCTTGTACAGCCGGTAGCCGATCTGGATCGAATCACCGGGAAGAAACAGGTTGTTGGCCGAGGCGGGAAGGCCTGCGACCACGATGCTGTTCAGGGTGGTGGCTGACTGGAAGGTCATTCCGGTGCCCGCATAACTTCCCAGCGGGCGGGCCTCGATCAGATTGCCGATCAGGAAGACGTTGGTGTTGCCCTGCAGCTCCAGCAGGAAGGCCTGCCAGGGTTGGGCCTGGGCGCGGGTCATGGCAGGGAAGGCAATACTCAGCGTCCACCACTGCGCTGCCCAGTTATACACGCTGGTCGCTCCCGACCACGGAGATTGGCTGACCGAGGTCGCGTCGTGGGCTGTAACCGCGACTTCAATCAGACGGCTGTTGGGGCACTGGATGATGTTCGCCCCGTTGAAGGTGCCGATGATCATTAGGGTTTCCTCTTCGCTATATCTTGCGTTGCAGCGATCGCCTGCCTCACCGCTTGCTTCCTGCTGTGCTCAATCGCGGCCTGAACGTACGCCGCAGTCTGCGCCGGGTTGTTGCTCTGGCGAGCGTCGACGTTGTAGTGGTAGTGCGTGTCGCCTCCGCCCATACCGCCCGGCTGGTTGTACTTCTTCGGTACGACGGCCTCACCTTGATGGACCATTGCGAGCATGTCGTGCGGGACGTAGTCGGTTCCCACATCCAGGAACGGGATAGCGAGCTTGGCATAGCTCATAAGGGTTTTCAGCATGGAAGGCGGGGATGCGCCGCCCGCGAGGGAGACGTCTGGCATCGCTGGACTATTCGCGCCAAAGAGCGACTGCCCCAGCGCGGCGGAGCCAGTGTCAGCGCCCGGCATCACAGTGGAGGACAACAACGGAGCGAAGTCCGCACCCGGAGTCCGCGGCGATAAGAGGCCAGCCAGTCCGTTGGGCATGGCGGAGACGTTCGGCGTCGATGGGCCCTTCGCGCCAAAGGGGGACTTGCCCAGCGCCGCCGCGCCAACCTCGTGCACATAGAGCGCCGCGGTCGCACTCGATCCATCTCTCTTGCCGCCAAGACCAGGGACGCCTAACTTGCCCAACATCTTCAAAGTCGTCCCTTCGCCGTACTTGAGACCCTCCCCCTCAGCATCTTTCCCCATAGCCAAACCCATCGCCTTGAAGCGATGAGATCCCGGCTTGCCGGGGTTCAGGATGGCATTGTTGACGCTGCTGAGGGCGCTGTCGACGAGATGCTTCATCAGCGCTGCATTGTCCATCGCCGCTGCCGTGAGCTCCTGCAACGCAGCGACAGCGCCGCCGACCGCCGTATTCGAGAACTCTTCCCACTTATCCTGCATGGCCTGCAGTTGGGCTTGGCTCGTCGCTGTAGCGATCGCGCCCTGCACCGCTTTCTGCTGCGCCTCATTCTCCGGCTTCTGCCGCTCATAGTCCTTGCCGTTGGGATCGAAGTTCTTAGCATCGGCCTTGAGGTCGGCGAGGTCCTGCTGCAGTTGGGCGATCTTTGCAGCCGAATCGGTGGCGTGAACGCCCGTCATCACCTGGGCGGCATCGCCCTTCGACATCGCGCCCGTCTTAACGCCATGCTCCGCCTGCAGCGCCTTGATCGCCTCCTGGCTCTTGACCATCAAATCGTTGTTCTTCGCGATCTCGGCGTTGTAGACCTTCCAGCGCTCGCCGGTGCGGGAGACGTCCTCGGCCTGCTCGCGCAGCCGTGCATTGAACGCAGCCATCGCCTCGTTCGCTTCCTTCGGATCGAGGTTGGCGGTTTCGTTCGACTCCTTCTGGAACTTGAGAATAGCCTCGTGCGCTGCCTTCGCGCCCTCAACGGCGAGCGACGCCTGCTTCGCGACGATGGCGTCGTACTGTTCCGAGCCCTGCTTGAACGCGTCGATGCGCTGCGACCAGAAGTCGTACTCTACCTTGACCGATACATTAGTCTGCTGCTTCATCTGGTCGAGATCGGCGGTGTAGCCCTTCAGCCGCTGCTCGCGGGCCTTGTTCGCCGCGGCCTCGGCCTTGGCCGCGCTGCCGGGATCGCCGCCAGTCCCCCCAAACCCTCCATCGCCGCCAGTCCCACCCCCGGACACCACGGCGGGAATGATCGGCGAGCTTCCGCTCTTATTGCCTTCCACCATCGCCTCGCGAAACTCCTGGGCTTTGGCGTCCAAACTCGCAGCCAGATCCAACATCTCCCTTCCCGATGAGGTAAGCCTTCCACCATCCCCAAGCGCCGCCAGTTCTACGGTGCCGCTCGCCAGCCCATAGGCTGCCGCCGCCGCAAGGTTCATGACTGCTGCCAACCTCTCCCCCAGGCTGGTGAATACGGACATCGGACCAGCGCCGTTGGAAAGAGCACTCATGAACTGGTTCAGCCCAGGCGTCAACCCATCCGTGAACGCGAGCTGCGCGCCCAAAACCTTCTGCTGCATATCTTTCAAGCGCTGATTCGTTGCAGCCAGCGACTCCGCCGTCTGACCGTCCAGTTGCACCCCTGCCGCAGCAGCCTTCGCACGGAACGCGTCCCAGTTGTTGCCAAGCTGCAGGATGGTGGGGATCTGCTCTGCACCCGCCTTGCCGAGCAGCCCGGTGGCCAGCTCCACGCGGCGAATAGGATTCTCCGTATCGGCCATCGTCGACGCGAATTTCTTGAACGCGATCTCCGCGCCGTCCGAGCGGCCAGCCAGCTCCGATGCATTGAGGCCGAGGGACCTCATAAAGGACTCAGCCTTCTTATCCCCCTCCGTGGCTGCAGCGATAGTCTTGTCCATCTTTGCGACAGCCGAACTCATCTTATCGAAGTCGCCGCCCGTGATCCCCGCCGCATAATGCAGCGTGGAGAGCGTGCCAACCGAAAGCCCCGTCTTCTCACTGGCGCGCTGAATCGCTTCGCCGAAATCGAGCGACTCGGTGACCGCCTCCTTCATCTTGCTGATCAATTCGCCGATCGCTGCAACCGAGGCGAGGCCCTTCAGCATCGACGACATATTCATGCCGCCGCCATTCTTATTACCGCCGTTGACGGCCTTCTGCGCCTCCGCCGTGGCGCGCAGCTGCGTCTGCAGCCGCTGGTGCGCGGCGGCCATCGCCTGGATCCCCTGGCCCTCCGACACGTAGCCGGAGGCAGCAATCTTCTGAGCACGAGCAAAGTCCGCATACGCCTCGCGCTGCTTCTTGAGCGCGTTGACGAGTGCGACACTCTGCTTCGTGACCGCATCGCCGATGAACTGGGAGGCAAACTTCTGCGCGTCCGCGCCACGCTTGGCCGCCTTCTCCGTGGCCGCACCCGTGGCCGTGGCCTCTTTGGCGGACTTCGCCATCGCCGCATCGAACTGCGCGTTATCCGCGAGCAGCCGTGCTGTAAGGTCCATGTTTCCCATCAGCGCAATACCTCTTTGAACGACTCGCTCAAACTCTTCTCGATCGCTTCGCCAGCAGGAGCAATGCTGGCCTCAAACGCGGGGCGCAGGAACGGATGCGCGGGAACATCTACGCCAGCCGTGCCAGTGCCGCGCGACTTGCCGTTACCCAGCAACTTCAGATAGCCGCCCGATACCTGGCGATGGCCGTACTCCACGAAGCGAGCGACATACGCGACTTTCGAGTTGGGGCCGATGATGGCCTCAATCGGATTGTCGCTTGCTGGCACCGAAACGGTGATGTGCGACTTCAGCGCCCCGGGCTCGAGCGAATCCGAACCGGGCGTCTTTCCATCCAGCATCGGGGCACGCTCGATCATGGCTTGCTGAATAACCTTGCCGCCCGCACGCAGCGCCTTCTTCATCTCCGGGCCAGCCATGTCAACGCGCGCTTTTTCCAGCTTCGCGACCAGCTCTTTCATGCCCTTTATTTCAAAATCCATCACAACCTCCGGGCAATAGAAAAGCCGCCCGAAGGCGGCTTGTTTTATCCGTGCTGGGGATGCTTAGCTGCAGGCCCCCGCCGTTGCATGTGTCACCACACGTCAACGCTGATAGGCACGACGCGATAGGTCCATTTACCGCGCGGGGCTGAATTCATCATCTCAAACGCATAATCAGTATGCGGCGGAATGTTGGTTGTGCTCGCCGGCCAGAAATCCGATGAAAACGCAACGGTGCCGTCCGGATTGAATGCGGTCCACTTGAGTCGCACGCCGGCTGCGGATGCACAATGGCTCGTTACTATGCCGGTGAGCTTCGCCTCATCGTATTCGACGGCTGCCTTGGTCTTTGACAGCGAGAAATCGGCCGCAGTGCAGGATTGCGCCTTCGCCTGCACCTGCTCGATAGCATCCGAGGACACGTCACTGCCCGCGTGATTCGACCATTGCCACGCGTAGTAACCGAGAGTCAAAACCACGAAGACGTAGATGGCTTTTCGCATGCCGCGAATTATACCACCGCCGCTTCAGTCTCCTAGCCCGATCAGAGCTTCGAAATCAGCCTCAGAGATGATGCGGATAGGTTTCCCCTTAGCCGCCAACTCACGCGCCTTGGCGTGCGAGTGACTAACCTCCGCACCATTCAACACTCGGGCATCCTGATTACCAACAATAAGTATCGTCGTGTGCTTCGTGACACCTTCCATCACCTCACAGCCCGCTTGTGCGGCCAGAGTTGCAGCCGTACGCCGCAGCATACTCAGCTCGCCCGTAAATACGACGACCTCCCCGAATAATGGGCCTTCCCGGTTTACTTCCACGGACGCGCCGCCCAGGAAGACGGGCTGCTGAACCCTGCGGAACCAACCATCTAGATCGATTCCAGTGTCCAGAATCGCTCTCGCTAGAATTTCTCCGGAGCACCGCGCATCTTCGAGCGCATCGTGATGTTTGAACTCAATCCCCAAATATCGCGCTATAAACTTCAGTCCATAGCGCTGATCCGGATACGCCCTGCGCACCACTCTTGCAGAGTCGAGCCAGCGGCACGGAATAGCGGGAAACCCCGCTGCCGCGCACGCACGATCCAGACTGATTCGATCGAACGGCGTATGGCTAACGACAATTTTGTCAACCAGCAGATTCAGGACGATCGGATAAATCTGCTTAAATGTCGCTGCTTTCGCCGCGATCTCTGCCGTGATGCCATGTATGTCGACATTGACGTCGAGGAAGACGTCTTCGGGATTCACCAGCGTGTTTACACCATCAACATAATGGCCGCCCGCAAAAGACGCGATACCGATCTGGCAGATACTGGAGTGCGACTCGTTTGCTGTTTCAACATCCACACATAAGAAATCCATTCAACCCGCGCAGCCTCCGGCCTTCATGCGCAGAATTTTATCACCGCATCAAGATCTACTCGGCAAGGAATTCATGACGCTCCTGTATTCGTCCGCGATGGCCTGACGGTTGCGCCGACGCTTTGGTCGGCCGCCGCCATGGCTGTGCTTTACCAGCAGCGACGGCATGAAATCTTTCGGGTCCACTGGATTTTTGAACTCGCGGAAGCCCGTATTGCCGACCATCGCGATCAACTGCGCGCACATCAGCTCGATAGTGCCATTGCGCGGGCGGTCCAGCGCCTTCAGCCGGTCGACCATCGCAAAAAACTGGCAAGGCGCCAAGCTGCGCAACTCCTCCAGCGACATCCCCAGATCCACGCGAGCGACCGTGAGGATGTACTCCCAATACTCCTCCCGCCCTATTCGGCGGGTGTGAGAGGGTCCGATGCACCGCCCTCAGTCTTCTTCGGCTTGGGCATCGAGAGTACCCAGAGCTGCGCGATCGCCTCGCTGATCGGGGCCAGCGTCGGGTAGGTCACCAGCGACTTGAGATGCTCGATGCCGAGCTTGGAATGGAAGCGTTGCGCCGCGATCACGAAGAAGGTGCGTAGCGCAGATGCCGAATTGAATTGGAGACAAGTGAGCAAGCTGATGTCGTGATGTCCCGCCGCGATCAGCTCCGCTTCGGTGTCGATCAGCGCTCCAAAGTCGAGGCAGAGGCGAATCTCGCCGTCGGCAGTGGAGACGATGTGCGTGGGAAGCGTGGGGTCCTGCGCTGAGGGTGAAGACTTGAGTAGTTTGGGGGCTTTGCGGGTTGCCATGATGAATCCTTTGGAGGTGAGATGGGATGCGGGAGGTTTGGCGTTCTGGGGCGGCGCGCCCGCATGCGACGCCGCCCTAAACCTCGTTAGCTGCCGGGGGTGAAGGTGACGGGCCCGGTGATCTGCAGCTCGACCTCGTACGCGATGGCCTTGTTGGTCTCGACCGGCCCGAACGACTGGCCCATCACCAGCGCGTCATAGGTGTAGGCGTCGCCCTGGGCGATCTGCCCGGCCTTCTTGTTGATCGGCAGCGTGACTTTGATCATGTAGGAATTATCGCCATCATTGTAGGCGGCCACCACGGCCAACTGCCCGGCGTCGCTGCCCACCCGGTTGCCGCTGAGCTTGGGCGCTCCATTGTCGCGCATCAGCTTCAGAAACTCCTTGTCCAGCCCGGACTCCAGGTTGCTGACCTCTTCCTTGTCGAACGTGCCCTTGCCGGGGTCGGTGGTCTTGATTTCGCCCACCGGCACGTAGACCGGGGTAACGGTTCCAGAAATAGGCCCGATAGCGAAGATGGTGCCCCGCCCGGCTTGGGCAAAGCTGCGTGTGTAAGCCATGATTTGACTCTCCTTGATGCGAAATGCCGCTCGCGCGGGGTACTACTCGGTGAAGGTGTACAACAGTCGGAACTCGATCTCGGCAACGTATTGCCGGGCTTCATTCATATAAGCGTCGCGGCCCTCGATCAGGTCCGCATTGTCGAGAAAACTCCCATCGGGCAGCGTGTCGCTATACCCATTCAGCAAGACGCGCAGCGCCTCGCGCACACTGTTGGCCACCGCGTAGCCGGAGGCCGTCGCCGTTCCCACGGCGTAGCAATCGAACTGCAGCCGCAGCGTCTGCAAGCCACTGGTTTCCAGCGTCGCGTCGCTCCTTCCGCCGATCACCTTGAACACCATCGCCGGGCCATCCACACCCAGCGCCGCGCCCACGGCCTCCGGCAGCACGCCAGGGAAGATGCGGCTGGCAGTAATCGCCTGCAACCCGCTCCCCGCCTGCACAATCAGCGCCACAATGCCTTCGAGAATCATCTATTGGACTCCATTGATCTCAATGCAATACAGCAGCAGCACGCGGTCGCGCTCCTGGATGTTCTCGACGTTCTGCAGCACAAAGAAGCGGCCGCGATACAGCACCCGCTGTCCGCCCAGCAAGCTCACGTCCGGACCTGGCCAGCGAATCTTCATCACATGCGTGATCTCGGAGGAGAACTGCCCATCCTGAGAATTCTCGCGGGGTTGCTTGCTCCGGATATCGGGAACCGCGGCCCCGGTATAGATCGCTGCCCGCGTCGTCAGGAACGTATTCCAAACCTCTATCTGTCCACCCAGCGTGTCCTGCGTCGTGGCCTGCGCCTGGATCTGGATCTGCTGACGCAGCTCACCGGGGTCGATCGCCAGCGGATTGAAGCGCTGCGGCATCTTAGCTCAACCTTTCAAGTGCGCCATAGTTCAGGCAGGACGTTACGGCGAATGGCAGCTCCGCATCGGCGCTCGCTCCCGGCGTGAAGGGCAACCGATTCTCATACCATGAGCTGATCAACATCAGCATGCCAATCTTGACCCGCGCTCCGCTTCCAAGCCAGAAAGGATCGACCGCGGCATAGCCGGAGGTGAAGCGCGTCAGAATGGCCGACGAGGGGAACGGTGTAAAGGCCGGCCAGGAACGGTTCCAGGGGGGCGTGATGACGCCCGGTTCCTTCTTTAGGTCGATCACGTAATCCGTTGTCAGCGCCATCGGCGTGACGGCACCGGTGAGGTCGGTGTACTGCATGAGATCGACGGAGACGCATGGCGCGCGCAGGCGCAGCCTGTACGCCGGCCAATAGTCGTAGGACAGGTCCCACTGCTTCTGCACCAGATCGCGATTCTGCAGGATCTCCGCCTGCTCCCGGGCCGCGGAGATCATTCCCCCCAACATCACGTCATCCATCGTAAAGCTGGCGTCGAGACGCAGATAGTTCTTCATATCCGCGAGCAGTATCGGCTCGGTGAACGTCTGCACCGGGTCCGTCACCGTCAGGCGCAGCGTGCCAAAGGAATCGAAGTTGGAATCATAGGCCGAGACGTAGGGATAGCCGTAGGGATAGTTCATTGAGCCTTTTCCTTCGTCTCGCGTGGGTAGAGCGGCTTGACCTCGGTGGGCGCGACAACCTTTGTCTCGCGTGAGTCAGATGGCTTTTTGGGCGGTTTCGGGCAAGCGCGCATAGAAAACCTCCAAAGAAAATGTGGTGGGGGTCTCCCGAGGGAAGACTCCCCACCTTGGTTCGGGATTAGCTGAAGGTTCCGGACACGTAGGAGTTCGGACGCTTGACGATCAGCGCCGAGCGCTTCTCCGCACGAACCGCCACCAGGTTCAACTGGAAGAAGTTCGCGTGCTCGGTCGAGATCTCGACCTGCATATCCATGCGGTCGCGAATCTCGGCTGCGGGTGCAGCTCCGGAGCCCACAAGGAAACTACCCTGCGCCATCGAGGTGGTCGAAACCACGTCGAGGTTCCAGATGGACGGCCGTACCGCCGCCTGGGGGTCGCCCAGAATATAGCGGCCGTACGCATCCTTGGTCAGGCGGATCGCCCACCAGTCCATCGTGTTGAGCACAATGAAGGTCGGATTGAGTTCCTTCGAGCGCGCGATCTGGCTGATCGCATGCCCGAGCTGGTCGATCTTGTTGTCACCGCCCAAATTCAGGGTGGTGTCGTAGGTAGCAGCCTGGGTGATCAGGCCGTGCAGGTTCTCGCCGGTTCCATCGCCGGAGAGCATCTGCTGCTCTTCCTCAAGATTCACGTAGTACGGCAGGGACGAATTGATGTACCCGGCAAGCTCCGTGAAGTCGTCGAGGATCTGCTTCGACGCGGGGATGAACGCGGCGATGGTGCGCACCTTCTCCGAGGCGCTCGCAAACGTCACGGCGCTCTCGTTGATGGCGTTTCCTTCTGCCGTCACGCTGCCAGCGCCGGCCGTCACCGTGAGCGCGACCGGACCTGCAGTTGCGGTGGCGTTGATCGAGATGGTGATGGCGGCGGCGCCGGTGATGCTTGCGATGACCGCGCCGGCGGGGATTCCAGCACCAGATATCGGCTGGCCGATCTTCAGTCCGGACGTGCTGACCGAGAGCGCAGTCACGGCCTTGCTGGTCGCCGTCGTGCTGCCCGTCATTGGGATGGCGTACGAGGGAGCCCCCGTTACCTTCACAAAATCGATCAGCGCCAGATTCGTCGGCCGCGCGACCAGCAGATCGCGCACCCGGAGACCCTGACGGGCTTCCGCCGTGATCCCGTTGATCCGGTCGATCTGCATCACACCCGTGGTCGCGAAGCCGACCGCGGACTCGCTGATGGTCGTCTTGCGCTCGAAGCGGTTGGACTTGACGGTAAACGAGGCGCGGCCCGAGCGGTCCTTGATCAAACGCGCGACGTTGTCATTTTCCTTCAGTTCCTGCTCGAGCGGCTTCTCGTTGCCGGAGTTGTGCTTTTCGACCATCTTCAGGTCGATCGCGTCGATCTGCTTCTGCAGCTTCTCAACAGAATCCTTGGTTTCGGTGAGCATCGTGCCGAAGCTCTTCTTTTCTTCGGCGGCCTTGTCGACATAGCCCTTCAGTTCAGTCTGGAGGGTAGACAGCTGGTCCTTCAGTTCCATGGGGGAACTCCTTGTGGAGATGGGGTGGGTGGAGTGATTCGTTGAGTTGATCCGCGGGGAGTTCTACGCCCGCAGCAGCGCCCTCATGGATTCGAGGGATTCAACCGCCGAGTGGAGTTCCGGCTCGGGCTTCTGTTTGGCTGCGGCTGCAGATTTCGAAGTGGCATCGTCGTCTTCCTCTTCGACGTCATCGGCTTCGTCATCGATCAGTGCATCCATAATGTCCATGGCAGACTTCATGTGCTCGTGGGCTTCGCCGAGCGAACCCTTGGTCGCCGCGCTCAGCTTGCGGCCTTCCTTGGTCTCGTGGCGCTTCGCCGACCAGGACTTTGTGTCCATGCCGTACACCTCGGCCAGCACGTCAAGATATTGCGGCAGGTAGTCCATGTACGCATTGCAGAACTGCTGGGTGACCGTCGCGGCGGCCGTCACCATCTCCTCACGACTCAGGTTGCCGTCCCAGATGGCGTCCTGCAGCGCATCCTGCAGCGCGCCGATCATCTGGTAGCCAGCCGCCATAATCTGCCGCTCATTCAGCTCCTCGTTGAAGTCGCCCTTATTCTCACGGCGCGATTTCACGTCACCGACCAGGGCGAGAGTATTCATCGGGAAGGTGACAACGGACCCCTCCCAGAGCCGGATCTCCTTCAAGTGCCGAACTCCGTCGATCACCTGCGCCTTGATGGGGTCATAGCCGATCGAGAGTCCCTTGACCACCTTCGCCTTGAGCAGCAGGTAGGCTTTCTTCGCCTCGGGGATCTCCAGCAGCAGTTGCCCCTTGCACGCCAGGCCTTCGGACGTGTCCTCGAGCGCCAGCTCGCCAATCGGGCAGTCGGTCTTATGCTGCCACAGCATGGGTACCTTGCTGCCGTTTTCCTGTAGCGTCTTGGTGAAGGCGCCGGGCTCGACCAGGTCGCCGCCATCGTCGACATTGCTATACGGCGAAAGCATCCCCTCGAACGATCCGTCCTCATTGAGCGATTTGACCGCCATTCGGAATTGACGCTGCTTGTTTTTCATCTGCTCTCCCTTGACTTCTTGCCGACGACCTGGACGCGGGCCGCCGGCGTTGCGCCCTGCATGTTCTGCACGGGCGCGAGATTGACCTGAACAAAGTGCTCGTCGCCGCCATCGATCGGGTTTAGACCCTCAGACCCTCGGACTTCGTTGATGCATTCGATACCGTTCTGCAGCATCGTCGCATAACCCTGCATGCGCGCCTGGAAGTCGGCGCGGAGAAGGGCACTGAGATCGTGCCGGAAAAAATAACCCTGATGCTTTTCCTCCGGCGTAAGAACGCAGCGCCACAACTCCTGCTCCCATCGCGTCAGGTGCGTCATCAGCGTGAAGCGCACAAACTGTTCCGCCAGGGACTCGATGTTGGAAAACGTGGCATGCGACAGATCGCCGACAAGGGTGGGAAAGACAGAGAACCATCGGCAGATATCGGGGATCGTGAACTCGCGGCTTTCGATGAGCTGCGCATCCTTAGCCGAGAGCCCGATCTGCTCGTACTCAAGGCCCTGCTCCAGGATTGGCGGCTTGTGCGGGTCCGAGTAAGTCTTCTCCCAATTCGCTGCGAAGCGCTCATAATCCTTGTCATCCTTGAACTTGTTCGGATGCTTGAGCACGTACGGGATACGTCCCCCCCTCGCGTAGAAGTTCGCAACATTGCGCTCCTGGGCGATTGCCGTCCCCAGCGACTGACGCGCCATGGTGATCATGCTGTAGCCCCGAACGCCATCCCAGCCGAGGCCGCGAAGATGCAGGATGTCCTGCGGCTTGCCCCTTTCGACGGTGTAGGTCTTGTCAGCCTGATGCTCCTCGCGCACCACGTAGATGAGCCGCTTCTGCCCGGTTTTCTCGCGGTCAGGGAATACCATCTGGGGCTGAAGGGGATAAAACTCCAGAGCCTCGCCCGTTCCGGACCGCCGCGCGATCTTGGCGAACCCATTACCCTGCAGCACCAGGTGCGACGTCAACAGCTCTGTGAATGTCTGGGTTGTAATCTCCTCGGACGGGGCATATTTCAGCGCCGTGTACAGGGGCTTACCTATCGCCATATCCTTTATGTTGCCGTTCTCCCGCATCATATTGACGGGCAGGAAACCGACAGACTCGGAGATGATCTTGTTGCAGGCCCAGACGGTGCTGAGCCCCATGGCGGTGTCGGTGGAAACCGGCTCGCCAGACCACGCCGGGAGGCCGCCCGAGAGGGCGTTATAGATGCCGTAGTACCCATTGCGGGCATACCATCCAGCGCTGATCGTATCGAACGAAAACGCGGCAGCCTTCTTCGCGCGGCCGAGCGCGCTCTTGATTCCTTTGAACATCAAGCACTCCTAACAACGGGTGAAATGTAGGCGGATTCCAGTGCTAACGCCGCCGGATATTGCGCGAGAAAAAGCGCGATTGCGGCATCGATCTTGTCCTCGGGCTTCTTCTTGTCTGGCATCCGGTAGTTTCCGGCGCCCGACTCCGAAGTCATCACATTCGATATGCACCAGGTAAGCACCGGGTGACCGTCATGGTGGAAGCGGCCATCGTAGACCGCGCCCTCTAATTCCTTCATCGCCGGCGAGAGAATCGCCGGGCTGGGCGGCATCTCCACCCTTGTCGCTCCGGATATCTCCTCGACTCGCTGTGACCACTGGTCCGCGTACCGAGCGTCATACGCGAGTTGCCGAACGTCATTGCGCTCGATGTCCCCGACAACATCTGCCTCGAGCAGGCTGTAGTCGATCGACGCCCCGCGCGTCGCGGTAAGAAATCCGCCTTTGACCCATTTCTGATAGTGCTGATTTTGAGGTTCCTGAACGCGCTCCTCGGGAAGGTAAGCACGCGTCAGCGCATAATAGTGTGGCTTGTCGCCCTTTGAATCGTCGCGATAAAGTCGGACACAGGCCGCCAGGTCGAGCTTGGACGCAAGATCCGATCCGATCCAGCACGGCAAATGTTTGACTAACTCCTCCTGCTGATCCTTGAGCTCCTGATCGAAGCATGCTCCCCAGAAAACCATATTCATCCAGTTTCCAGAGCCCCCGGCCCAGATGTTGAGATACTTGGCCTTGACCAGGTTTGCCTTCGCCGGATTGCGGATCGCCGCCTGAATGTCGAGCTCAATTGCCTCTCTGTCGTTGGAGATTCCCAACATGGGCTGGGCCATCTGCAACGCTTCTTTCGTCGTCCATTCGACGGTTTCATCCGCGCAATGGATAAGCACAAACCACCGTTCATTCGGAAGCGTTCCTTCCAGAACCTTTTCCGCCTCATCCTGCAGCGCATGGCAGGGATTTTCGGTCGACCCGACGCCCGCGGTAGAGACGACGAAGATCAAAGAACCGGAGCGCTTCGAAGCTCCCGTCTTGTAGGTGTCGTAGAGCTCGGGGTTGAGCGCTTCGTGATACTCGTCAAGGATGGCGCACCATACAGAGGCGCCATCGCCGGGTTTTTTACATAGCGGGATAAAGCGTGAACGTGTTCTAAGCTGATAGATCGCCCGCGAGGATGTCTCGATCCCAAAGCGCTCACGAAACGCCGTCTCCTGGTCGATCATCGCCTTCGCGGGACGGAAAACCTCCATCGCCTGACGCATGGAGTTCGCGCCACAATAGACCTCGGCGCCGGGCTGGCCGGCAAAGAAGGCCATGATGACGCCGACCATCGCGGCGAGTGGAGACTTCCCCGATCCGCGAGGCATCAGGATGAAGGCTTCGCGGTATTTACGGACCCCGGTTTCGCGGTCGACCCATCCAAAGATCGACGCGAGGATGAAGATCTGCGCATCTTCCAGGACGATGCGCTGGCCCTGTTTTATTCCTTTCTCGTGTCTATACTTGCTTGCAACGTCGCAGGCGAAGTTCACCCAGGCGGCATCGAACACCCATCGCGCGGAGCTGTCGAGATCAGTGAGGTGTATCCCGCACGCCAACCGCACCCACTTCGAAGCGCAGATCTGCCCCTCTGCTATTGCACGCGCGTAGCGGGTGGCGCGGGAGGCGTAGTCAAGTTGCTCCATTCATCGCTCTCCGTTGTGCCTGCGGCTTTATCCCCAGTGTCGTGGATGAGCTTGCGGCCTGCTGTACCGAGGCAAAGCTTTGTCGAGAATTTGTCATAGTTTGCAAAGTCAGAGGACTGCGGCTCAAGGCGGCGGCAGCGGGCCATGATGCGGGCCAGCATCTCCACGTCGATGCGGTCCCCGGCTGTCAGCTTGACGCCATTCGCGGCGGCAGCCATCTCGATGTCCTTCCACGCTTCAAGATGCTGGCCCGCTGATGGACTATGCTTGTCCAGGAACTTCGGAGGCGGCGGCCCCAGGTCCCCCTTGGGCTTGATTGCAGACGCGCGAGCTCGCTTGCGCGCGGGGTCCTTGGCGTCCGCCCCCGACAACGCATGTTCGATATCTGATTTTGGTGGCCTTGCCATGGGTCATAGCCGCACACAGTTGAGCCAGGTGCGATTGGCGTTGAGAGCTGAGCGTTTCTTTCGTCCCAAATCGTTGAATCCATTGTCCAAAACCTTAGAATTTTGCGGACGTAAAAATTCTTCCAATAACGGGTCTAGACGCCGAAGGTTGTAGAGATTTAGACCCCCTACCCCTACCCCTTGATTTCATTAGGCTTATGCCCGAATCCGCCATCTTCCACCGCTGTCTTGCGATCGTGATCCGCCTTCGTCAAGCCTTGCCAGTTGTTCGGATCCCAAAACAACTTCATGTCGCCGCGATGAGGGATGATGTGATCGACAACCTCCGCTGGATAGAACCTTCCGCCATGCTCCTTGAACCAATCAACTGCGAGCGGATGCGCGAGCAGGTAAGCCTTACTCGACTTCTGCCACCTGTATCCATAGCCACGCTGAGTCGAATTCAGCCGCTTCATAAGCGCAGGTGCAGCCTTATGCTCTGCGCACCGTCCGCC